ATACGCCTTTTGATATTGATGTAACCGATGCTTTAGTATTAGAGCTTAAAAATAGCTCGGGCGTATACGTACCTATGTTTGGCGGCCAAGTATCGGATTTTGGTATCTCGGTACGCTCGCCTGAGGAAACTGGGTTTATAACGATCGGTAATATATTGGCCGTAGGCTCTTTATCTAAGCTGACTAAAGCCCTATTCCCGGATGCTTTGTCTAAAGACTACGACGGCAACCAAATCTACGACGTACTTAACGAGTTACTCATTAACTCGTGGTTTGAGGTAGCTCCGGCGCTTGAGTGGATCGACTACGACCCTACGACTACTTGGGCCAATGCAGAAAACGTAGGACTAGGCGAAATCGATCAGCCCGGCCTTTACGAGATGATCGCTCGAGGAGTTGATCCTACGAGCAGCTATAACTTATGCGCTCAGATCGCACAAAGCGCACAAGGGGCGATATACGAGGACAAAGCCGGGCGAGTATGTTATGCCGATACTGACCACCGTACACAGTACCTATCCACTAACGGATATAAGAGTTTATCGGCTAATTACGCCGTACCCTCTACGGTCAAAACGATCCTACAAATAGGCAAGATCCGTAACTCCCTAGTATTTAATTATGGAAATAATTACAATAGCCAAGCTACGGCCCTTGATGCTGACTCAATAGCTAACTATGGCCGCTATCAGCTTAGCGTTACTACTAACCTCCATAACCTAGCCGATGTAAATACGCTTATGAATAGAGAGCTTGGCCTCCGAGCGATACCTCGAGAACAGTTACAGAGCATTACCTTTAGGCTCGATAACCCAGAGCTACCCGATGCCGAGCGAGATAAGCTTATAGACGTATTTTTTGGCGAGCCTATAGTAATTAATAACCTACCTATTAATATGTTTAATGGCTCTTTTAATGGCTTTGTAGAGGGGTTTGCTATTAAGGCTACTCCGGGTTATGTCGATCTAACCCTTACTCTAAGCCCTACAGATTTCTCACTGGTCGCGCCACAGTGGGCAACAGTTACCCCGGGATCCCTTGTATGGACTGGGGTAAATGCTACTCTTATCTGGCAAAATGCTTTTGGAGGTTTAACCTAATGGCAACAGTAACGCCTAACTTTAACTGGCCCGTACCTACCTCGACCGACCTCGTAAAAGATGGGGCTACGGCTATAGAGGCTTTAGGAGATTCTATCGATGCCTCGCTTGTCGATCTTAAAGGCGGCACTACCGGGCAGGTACTTAGCAAAACCTCTAATACAGATATGGATTTTACTTGGGTAGCTCAGGATGACTCTAACGCAATACAAAATACTATTGTTGATGCCAAGGGCGATTTAATTGCTGCAACTGCCGCCGATACTCCGGCGCGTTTAGCCGTAGGTACAAATGGACAAGTTTTAACAGCTGACTCAACCGCAGCAACCGGCTTAAAATGGGCTGCTCCTGCCGGTGGAGGAAAAGTGTTACAAGTTGTAAATGCTACTCACTCTACCGAGGTAGCTTCGACAACTAGCACTTTTGTAGATACTGGATTAACGGCAACAATTACGCCAACATCAGCTACGAGTAAGATTTTAGTTATAGTTTCGCAAATGGGTATATCTAAATCTGGATCTACTAGAATGCACCTAAAATTATTACGCGGTGCGACCGATATTTTACAAATGAGCGATATCAACGCATATACAGGCGCAAACGATTTTAATAATGTTGGTTCAGTAACGAGCTCATATTTAGATTCTCCTGCAACAACGTCCGCAACAACTTACAAAACACAATTTTGCTCTCAACAAAATGTTAGCGTGGTTTATGTGCAAAGTTATGCAGCTACAAATGGCAATTCCGTTTCAACACTTACTTTAATGGAAATTGGTGCTTAATATGGCAAAAGGGTCAGATGTTTTATTAATGCTCATACCTACTGGTGGATGGGCAATTACTGGAGATGATTTTGATTCGATAATCTACGACAAGGGTGTAACGCCAATAACTAAACAAGATTTCGAAAATGGATTTGAAGCTTTTGATGCTTGGAAAGCACAACAAGATCAAGCAAAAGCAAATGAAAAGGCTGCAATTCTTGAGCGCTTAGGCATTACAGCCGATGAAGCAGCCCTACTACTGCGATGAGTCTTACAAGCTATAACGGCTACCCGGCCTCTAAAGACCCGGATGAGATAAAGATAAAGTCCTACCCTGTAAAAGGTACGGATCGTAAGCTTAGGTGCGCTGAGAGTGTGGGCCCACTCTTGGCCGCCTTTGCTGCAGAGTTTCACGAGTTAATCGAGCCGATCGATGAAGGTACTTTTGATGACTGGGGCTACGCCTTTAGGATGGTACGAGGCACTACCGATAAATTATCTTGCCACTCATCCGGTACAGCTATTGATCTAAACGCTACAAAGCATCCACTCGGTAAACACGGCACCTTTCCGGCTGAAAAAATACCGATGATCCGGGCTTTAGCTAAAAAATACGGCCTTAAGTGGGGCGGCGATTTTAAGAGCAGACCGGACGATATGCACTTTGAGGTAGAGGTAAAACCCGGCAAGGCTCAAGCCTTAATAAAGAGTTTAGGCTTATAATTATCTAAATCCTTAAGGGCACTAAGGAGTAACACAATGAAAGAGCAACTAATCGCAGCCGGTAAATCCTACGCACGTGCAGCTATTGCAAGTGCGGCCGCGCTGTATATGTCCGGTATTACAGATCCTAAAGTATTAGCTAACGCGTTTATCGCAGGCTTAGTAGGCCCTCTACTTAAAGCAGTGCAGCCAAGCGAGAAGCAGTACGGTCTAGGCTCTAAATGATCCGGGCCCTGATAGGGGCATTACTGGGGATTTTGCTCCTATCGGGGTGCGGTTACGACGGATGGGTTAGGTATGAGTGCCAAGAATACGAGAACTGGTCAAAGCCTGAGTGCGTTGAGCCGCAGTGCACGGTTACCGGCACCTGCTCTAAGGATCTTATTACGAGAGATGAATAGAGAAAAGAAAAGGCTAACGCCTGAGGATATACACGCTCGCTTAATCTTTCTTATCGGTGCGGTACTTGCCCTTACCTTTTTTGTAATTACAGGCGGTGCGGTTTATGCGCTTGTCTTTGTAACTCAGCCGGTAGGGGCTCAAGCTCCTAACGATCGAGACTTTATACAGCTGTTACAAACTCTAGCGATATTCTTAACCGGAGCTTTGGGCGGCGTACTTGCCGGTAATGGCCTTAAATCTAAGCCTAAGGATCCGACAAAAACCGACACGCCTAGCTAAATACTTGCGATATGTCGGAGGGTACCCTCATACTGATACTACACACGCCGAGAGGGCTACTCGGGTAGTAGCCTAATCGGCCTTAACAAAGGGCGATATATGAACAGCTTAGACTTTTTAATAGTTTTTGGTATTACCGGCATAATGGCAGCGTTTGTTAGATTTGCCTATGAGTGGGGATACCGCGAGGGGCACGGCGAGGGTTACTTAAGAGGCCGAGCTATATCTAAGGCTCTCCAAGATAAAGGCGTAAATCGCTAATGGGATTCTTAGATAACTATGAGGATGTAAACAGCCGTATTAAAAGATTTCGTACCGAGTTTCCATCCGGGCGCTTAGTCTCTTTTATTGAGCATATCGATCTAGATAAGGGAACGATCCTAGTAAGAGCTGAGGCTTACCGAGAGTACGAAGATACGGTGCCGAGCGCGGTAGATTACGCTTTTGGTAACGTAGCGACACTGCCGCAAAATATGAAAAAATGGTTTATAGAGGACTGCTTAACGTCTGCTTACGGTAGAGTTATTGGCCTTCTTACGCCTAGCGATGGCGGCAGGCCTACAGCTCAGGATATGCAAAAGGTAGAGGCCTCTTATGCCAATACTGAGCCTGATCCGTGGGCCGTAAATGCAGCTAAAGAGGGCATACCTACAATAGCTACAGCTATGGCAACGATCCAAGAGGGGCTAGGCGGTGAGCTACCGGCTGAGCCTCCTCGATGCCCTCACGGCACGATGGTATGGGCTGAGGGTACGAGCAAGGTAGGTAAACCGTGGGCCGCTTATCGATGCACTGAAAAGAATAAAGCTACTCAGTGCACTCCTCGATGGCACGTATTAGCGAGCGATGGCAAATGGAAACCTCAAATCTAACCGAGCAGTCTCTCTTTGACTATATAAAGAGCACGTACCTTGAGGATCTGCAAAAGACCGAGCACGAGTACGAGTACATAGATGCCACGAGTACCGGTTATAGGCTCACTATTGAGCTTAAATGCCGTAAAACTCATTACAACGAGCTGATACTCGAAAAGGATAAATACGAGTCGCTAATGGATAGAGCTCACGATCTGGGCTTTACTCCGTTTTATATCAACTCAACACCGAAAGGTATATACGCGTTTAACCTACGCAAAATTACGGTTACTTGGATTACTAAACGCTTACCGGCGAGCACTTTCGATAAGGGAGTGGAGATCGATAAAAAGGTAGCGTTACTACACATAGATAAGGCGGTACAGCTCTAATGGGTGAAATGACGTTTATTAAAGATGGTTTTGCTAAGACAATAGGCCGAGATGGCGAGGTTACGGTAACCGTAGCGGTGCAGTGCGACGGCTGTTTTAAGTGGAGTAACGGCTTAGGTGGCCTTAATATCAAAGACGTAGGCCAAGAGGTCGTAATGTGGCTATGTGCGGACTGCCGTAAATGACTACCTATAAATACGAGTGCCGAGTCTGTAAAAAGGTTACGGATCAGATCGAGCGCATAATTAGCGATAACCTACCGCCATATGTAAAGACCCTGCAGTGTACTAAGTGTGGGGTAATGGGTGTATGTATGGTCGAGGAGCCTAAAGATGCCAACGTATGAGTATGAGTGCATAAGCTGTAATATCCGGTACGAGTCGATACAGCCAATAGGCGAGAACATAGCGCCTTTATGCTGTGGTACAGCTATGAGGCAGGTCTACTCAGTGCCGGGTATTAGCTTTAAGGGCACCGGATGGGGTGGATCTAAATGAGGACTGAGATTAAGCATACGTGCGACTGTGGTAAAACGTTTGTAATCGATAGCGCACGGCCTTTAGTAGCTGTAACTATCCTCCAAGTATCTATAAAGAATCACTCAGAGGACTGTAAGGTAGCCTGTGGATAACCTGTGGAGGACACGCAGGCAGTACGCTCAAGTTATCCACATACTTGCCAGTAACTTGACTAAGGGTTTACGCTCCATACTCGCAGGCGAGCCGCTGAGGCGGATAGCTCGCAGGCGTAGTTTGGTGCTTGTGGCCGGGCTATTGCTATTTACCAATATGCCTACAGCTAAGGCTCTTAGCACTGCAAGAGATATTAACAACTACAAGCTATATGCACATATAAAGCTACATAGTGCTAAAGAGTATCGATGCTTAGAGCTCTTATGGAATAAAGAGAGTATGTGGAATCCAAGAGCTGATAACCCTAAGAGCACTGCTTACGGCATACCTCAACTCTTAAAGCTTAAAGAGAAAGATCCATATAAGCAGATAGACCTAGGGCTCAAGTACATAGAGCACCGGTATAAAACCGTATGTAAAGCTCTTGCCCACCATAAAAGGAAAGGGCACTACTAGATGGTACAAGGTAGACAAGATCCAAGGGTAAGTAACGCATATAAGAAGCAACGCGTTATCGTCCTAGCTAGAGATGGTTACGTTTGCTATTACTGTGGACAAGATGCTAATACTGTGGATCATATAGTCAGTATCAAAAATGGAGGAGATCCTATTAGCCTTGAGAATATGGTCGCTTGTTGTAAGCGATGCAACAGCTCTAAAGGATCACGCTCACAGGGCCTTTTTTTAGCCTCGAGTTCTACCCCCCCTGCCTTTCCGATCTTAATCTCCCCGATCACGACCAGTACGGTCCCTAACGGTCCGTGTGTGGGCCAAACTGAACAGGATTAATAACTTTATGACCGAGACGAAAACTCCCCGGTATGGGGCTACTGAGCCTCGGCTACATAGTCCGTACCTCAAGGGCCCTAATCGTGGCGAGGAGATATCGCAGCTAGCCGAAAGTATCGGGCTACCGCTTTTACCTTGGCAACGTTTTTGTATTTCCGATATGACGGCCGTAGACGATGCCGGGATGTTTAGGCGGCGTAGTAATTTGCTTTTGACTAGCCGGCAACAGGGTAAAACTCATCTCGCGCGTATGATGATGCTCGGGCATATGTTTTTATTCGATAGCCCTAACGTGCTAATTATGAGCTCTAATAGATCGATGGCCTTAGACACCTTTAGGCAAGTGGCCTACGCTATCGAGGGCTCAGCTGAACTAAGCCGGCAAGTTAAACAGATCCGGTACGCCAATGGCACCGAATCAATAGAGCTCAAAAATGGGCACCGCCTCGACGTGGTAGCAGCTACGAGAGACGGCTCGCGCGGTAGGTCTGCCTCGTTTTTGTATATCGATGAGCTCCGAGAGATATCGGAGGAGGGCTACCGTGCAGCTACTCCTACGACTCGTGCAAAAATGAACAGCCAAGCTTTATATACGAGTAATGCCGGGGATGCTTTTAGTACCGTGCTTAATGATTTACGCGAAAGAGCTCTATCTAATCCTCCGGAGACTTTTGGATTTTACGAATATTCGGCGCCTGCTTTTGCCAAGATTACAGACCGTAGCGCGTGGGCTTTTGCGAATCCTGCCCTAGGCTACCTTTTTGACGAGGATGTATTAGCTGAGGCAGTTAGTACTCAACCGATCGAAACTACAAAGACCGAGATGTTATGCCAGTGGATCAGTAGTACCGCCTCGCCTTGGCCTCACTTATCCGTCGAGGAGTCCGGCGATAAGGATCTAAAGCTTGTACCCGGGCCTCTTACTATTTTCGCTTTTGACGTAGCTCCTAGCCGTCGAGATGGATCGCTAGTTATGGGCCAAGTACTCCCCGATGGTCGGATAGGCGTAGCTGTACTTGAGATATTTAGGTCGGAGGTATCGATCGATGAGCTCTTTGTAGCTAACGCTATAGCCAAGTGGGCAAAAGTTTATTATCCGAGAGCTGTAGCTTACGATAAATACACTACGGCCTCGATCGCTAAACGCCTTGAGGTAAACGGTATACAGATTATGGATATATCCGGTCAAAAAGGTTATCAGGCCTCCGGGGATCTCTATGAAGCTCTAGCTAATAAAAGGCTCGTGCACTCGGGGCAAGATGAGCTCGTTACCTCTATGGCGAATTGCGCCGCTAAAGAAAGCGATGCATCTTGGAGAATTATCCGGCGTAAATCCGCGGGACCGGTCGATATTGCAATTGGCCTTAGTTTTGTGGTCCACGTACTTACTCAGCCGTTAGGCGAGGCTAAAGTTTACGTTTAGACACGCTCGAGATAACGCTACTTATGCTTGACGATATGGGAAAATGGAGACTATGGGACTATTACAAACACTTGGCTTTAAGTCAGCTGAAAAGCAGACCGTAGAGGCTCAGTATGCCCCGGCCGTTATGGATACTACATACGGCTACGGATCGTTTAATACTAATAGCGCTTTTGGATATAACGGCGTAGGTATCGATCGTAATTTTGCACTCCAAGTAAGTAGCGTAGCTCGATGCCGTAATTTAGTAGCCGGAGTTATCTCTAGTATCGATTTAGGATTATATAAAAAATCAACCGGTGAAAAATTAGGATCTCCTGTATGGCTTGAGCAACCGGATCAAAGACAGCCTCGCAGTGTAACTATTGCTGCAACCGTAGATAGTCTTATGTTTTATGCAGTCGCTTATTGGCGCGTTACAAGTTTGTACGCCGATGATGGCAGACCGTCAGGCTTTGAGTGGGTAGCTAATAACCGCGTTACATATACAACTAATCAATACGGTACTGAGGTTAAAGATTATTTTGTAGATGGAAATCTTGTACCTATGTCCGGTATCGGATCTCTTGTAACTTTTCAGTCTTTATTACCAGGAGTATTACAGTCAGCAAGTACAACTATTAAAGCTGCGTGGGATGTACAAAAAGCAGCTGCGGTAAGTGCAGCTACTCCGATGGCTACTACTATCTTAAAAAATAACGGAGCAGATTTACCGGAGTCTCAGATCCAAGGCATATTAGCCGGATGGAACTCAGCGCGTAGAAATCGTAGTACTGCATATTTAACGTCCACTCTCAGCGCAGAAAATATCGGATTTAGTCCTAAAGAAATGGGCTACGTAGATTTCAGCCAATACCTCGCTACGGAAATCAGCCGCGCGATGAACGTCCCGAGTTACCTAATTAGCGCGGATATGAATAACTCGATGACGTACCAAAATATTTTAGATGGTCGTAAAGAGTTTGTAGCTTATTCTCTACAGCCTTATATCTCTGCTATTGAGGATCGTTTATCTATGAACGATATAACCAATAGCTCAAATCAAGTGCGTTTTGCAGTAGACGATACGTTTTTACGTGTCGATGCAAAAGATCGTTTAGATATTATCGAAAAAATGCTTAACCTCGATTTAATCGATGTAGATCAAGCTAGATCGATGGAACAACTAACACCGCTAGGAGATGCAAGTGCTACTAACGTTTAGCCAAGAAATCCAAGCAGCCGATACAGAGCGCCGTATCGTCTCCGGACTTGTCGCGCCATATGGCGAGGTCGGGCATACAAGCGCCGGCCCTGTTGTATTCGAGCGCGGCTCGATTTCTATTCCGGATGCAGGAAAAATAAAATTACTATCGCAACACCAACAAGATAAGCCGGTAGGTCGCGCAATTTCGTTTAGCGACTCTACAAGTGGAGTTTACGGATCCTTTCGTTTGAGTATGAGCTCCCGGGGACAGGATGCCTTACTCCTTGCGCAGGAAAATCTAGTCTCAGGCTTATCCGTAGGGGTGGATGTAACCGCTTCTAAGCCTATGGGCGATTACCTGCTCGTTACGGCGGCGGTCCTCAAAGAGGTGAGCCTTGTCGAGAGCCCTGCCTTTTCTAGCGCCTCCGTCGATGAAATTATGGCGGCACGTGCGGCTCTAGAAGCTGCAACAAGTACAAAAGAAAAAACTACAACTATTTCTACGACTATCGTAGAGATCGAAACCGAAACAGAAACAGAAAGCGAGGGAGCTATGACTACAGCCCCAGAAAATACACCGGAGGAAACTCCGGTAGATGCACCTGCCGAGGCTGAAAAAGTCGAGGCAGCTCGTAAGATCATCCGTCCATCCGTACTAAACTCTCAAACAGTTCGTACGCCTATCGTCTCTATGGCAACTTACACAGAGCACAAAATCAAAGCTGCACTAGGTAGCGATGAATCACGCCTTTACGTAACCGCCGCGGATGATAGTTTTTCTACCAACCCTGCATTTAATCCCACCCAGTACCTCTCAGAATTTGTAACTAATACTCGTTTTGGTACTCCTGCTATCGATGCTTGCTCACAAGGCACTTTGCCACAAAGCGGTATGTCGATTTCAGTACCTTCACTTGTTACCTCAGCCGGCGGTGGATCAGGTGTAGCACCTACCGTAACCGTCGAAGCTGAAGCAGGCGCCGTATCTAATACAGGTATGGTTACTGAATACCTAACAGGTACAGTAAGCAAGTATTCCGGTATGAATACACTGAGCGTCGAATTGCTCGAGCGATCAGATCCAAATTTCTATGCGGAATTGACTAATCAGCTCCAAAATGCGTATTTAACCTCTATCGACACCGCTGTACTTTCAGCTCTTGTAACTGCAGGTACGAACTCAACAGCTACTACAGCTGATAGCGATGGCATTATTTCTTACGCATCAGAGGCGGCGGCTCTTGTATACAAGAACACCGGTTATTTTGCTCAGAACTATATCGGTAACGCCGCACAGTGGCAGCTACTAATGGGCGCAGTGGATTCCACAAAGCGACCAATTTACAACGCTATCCAACCAATGAACGCAGCCGGACAGGTAGGCCCTCAGTCTATCCGCGGTAACGTACTCGGTTTGGATCTCTATGTAGATAAGAATTTTGCAGCTACTACAGTCGATGATAACTCGGCCATTATTTTGGCTCCTGAGGCTTTCACCGTATACCGTGGACCACAAGCTTATATGTCCGTAAATGTCGTATCTAACCTACAGGTTCAGGTTGCAATTTATGGATTTATGGCAACTATCGCAAAAATGCCTAACGGTATTATTAAGTTTGCGAAAGCATAAATAAAGGAAAAAACCTAATAGTCGGTAGGGCTCTTAGCCCTTTGAGCCCTACCGGCCCTTTTTAAGATAGGAGTATGGGATGCCAGCAAGTTACGTTACCGAGGCTGAGTTAAGAGCTAACCTCGGGATCGAGAACCTGTACTCAAGCGATATAGTCGAGACGTGCTGCCAAACAGC